GGGTGACAATCTTGTTGCAACGGTGACACCGGATGCAGGTAATGCAGGATCAGAAAATATTTACGTATCTTTCCAGACAACGTCAACGGGTGACTCTGCGTCAATAACAACACCACAACCCCTCGCACAGAGTATTTCTAACATTGCTAAGGACTTTACGTCTGCAACTTCAGTGCAGAATCAAGTATCGGGTAATATTACGGTCACCGCCACCGCGAGATTGAATAGTTATTCTGGTACTGTTGTTGCAACTGATACTTGTGATGTGTCCGATGCTGCTGCGAGTTACACGTTAGTAACCAATAAAACAAATGACTCTGCTGAGGAAGGAGAAACTTTCCAGTTTACTTTTGGTGGGTCTAACGTACCAACTGCGACTTATTATTACAACGTTTCAGATGTAAAACCAAAAACTACTGATCAAACGGTTAGTGCGGGATCGACGACTATCTATCTGTCTGACACTACTAATCTCACAGTCGGTATGGAAGAAAGAGGTATCGCTTTCCCAACAGGTGCAACAATCACTTCTATCAATGCGGGTAACTACGTAACAATGTCTATTGGAAACAATGAACTCAGTAATGTGGCTGCTGGTACTACCGTTCATTTTGCGGAACCAGAGGTCTTTGCAGATTTTGTTGAAAGTGGTCAAAACAATGATGCATTTGGAACAATCTCACATACGACTAACACTTCAACAAACTTCGATGTAGAAACCGCAGATACCGACGATGTCCCTGTGTCAGGAAGAACAACTCAGTACACTATGAATATTTCTGCGTCACACGGTGGTAGTGCAGTGAAAACTCGAACATTTACTATTGGTGATGATGACACTGCGCCAGCACCGAATGTTCAACGAGGGTCAATGACCGACCCCGACACGTTTACTGCGAATGGTGAAGGCGGTGGTGACGATACATCGGCTACTATATACTTATTAAGTACAGGTGCAATTCGTGTCAATTTAGATAACACAATCTATGGTGATATCGTAACCAACTTAGGTAACTGGGTCGATGATACTGGTGCAATATTCACTAACAGTGATTTTGAATGTATTGCGACTTTGGTATCGAGCACAAACAATAACTCAAGTTTGCCAGGCGATTTCGGTACCATCCTGAATTTAGGTACATCTCGTGCGTGGCAAGTTAAACCACCACAGCCGGGGGACGGTGATATCGAGATCGCCAATTCAACTTTCGATCTTCTTATTAGAGAAGTGGCAAACACATCAAATTCAATTACTACTCGCATAATATTGAATGCATCAATGATCGATTTTATTTGAATAACGACTTAACAACATAAGGATTATATTATGAAGTCAGGAAAAGTGTGGGGAACCACAGAACTTATTGAACACAACTCAACTTTTGAGTTTCATCGAATTGAATTCACGGCGAATCATTGTTGTTCTGAACACTATCACAAGACTAAGTGGAACGGTTTCTTTGTAGAGTCAGGAACACTTATGATCAAGACGTGGCAGAACGAACCCACAGATACACGTAAAAATATGTTATGTGACCAGACAGTGTTACGTGCGGGTGAATACTATAAAGTAGAACCCGGCAAGTGGCACCAGTTTGTTGGTGTGGAGGACGGTGTCGCGTTTGAACTCTATTGGTCAGAGTTTGATGGAAACGACATTGTACGTAGGACAGTAGGACATAAACTTGACTGATCAAGACAAGAAAAATATCAAGGACGATTACGAGACTTCTCGTGATACCTATCTCGAATTGATCGAGAGTGGTAAACAGGGTCTCGACTTGATGATCGAAGTTGCACGGGAGTCCGAACACCCTCGTGCTTTCGAGGTATTGTCTGGCATGATTAAGAATGTTGCAGACGTGACGGACAAGTTGATGGACTTGAATAAGAAACACAAGGAGATCAAAACAGATCCTAAGGCGGACAAGGAAGTCACCAACAACAATGTATTCATTGGTAGTACTACAGACTTACAAAGATTACTTCATAATCAAAACGAAGAGAAAGACGTAACTCCAAATGAATGACAACTACATGGGTAACCCAAACGTTAAGGCGGATGGGGTCCAACAGCAGTGGACGGAACACGATGTTAAAGAGTATGCAAAATGTATGCAATCGCCCGCTTACTTTGCACGAAACTATGTCAAGATTATATCACTCGACAGTGGTCTTGTCAACTTTAATTTGTATCCGTATCAAGAAACAATGTTTGAACACTTTAACGACAATCGTTTCTCGATCGTACTCGCCTGTCGACAGAGTGGTAAGAGTATTTCGTCCGTTGTTTATCTTCTATGGTATGCTATATTTCATCCCGAAAAGACTATCGCTGTCCTCGCTAACAAGGGGGCTACGGCAAGAGAAATGCTCGCCAGAGTCACCTTGGCACTTGAAAACCTACCTTTTTTTCTACAACCTGGCTGTAAAGCACTCAACAAAGGTTCTATTGAGTTTAGTAACAACAGTCGCATTATTGCTGCTGCCACTAGTGGTAGTTCTATACGGGGTATGTCTGTTAACTTGCTTTTTTTGGATGAGTTTGCGTTTGTTGAAAGAGCATCTGAGTTCTATACTTCCACCTATCCTGTTATCTCTTCGGGTAAGGATACAAAGGTCATTATCACATCTACTGCAAATGGTATCGGAAATACTTTTCACAAGATATGGGAAGGTGCGGTACAACAGACCAATGAGTATAAGGCGTTTACCGTTAACTGGTGGGATGTACCCGGCAGAGATGAGAAGTGGAAGAAACAGACTATTGCGAATACATCGCAGATGCAGTTCGATCAAGAATTTGGTAACACGTTTTTTGGGACAGGCGACACCCTCATCAACGCAGAAACGTTATTGAATTTCCGTGCATTCCCCCCTAAGAAAATACTCGAAGGTGGTACGTTAAAAATATACGACGAAACACAAACCAAACATGACTACATCATGACGGTTGATGTGGCGAAGGGAAGAGGGTTGGACTATAGCACCTTTTCGGTGATTGACATTACCGCTCGACCATTTAAACAGGTCGCGGTGTACCGTAACAATCGTATCTCTCCAATACTCTTTCCGGATATTATTTATAAAATCGCGAAAGCCTACAACGATGCATATGTCATCATAGAATCAAATGATGCTGGACAAGTTGTGTGCAACGGTTTATATCATGACTTGGAGTACGAAAACATACACCTAGAGTCTGCGGTCAAAAAGAACGCCATCGGTATTGAGATGAACCGCAAGGTCAAACGTCTGGGGTGTTCGGGTATCAAGGATTTACTTGAAGAGAAAAAACTGGACGTTATTGATGAAGATACCATACTCGAAATATCTACGTTTGTATCTAAAGGTCAGTCATACGAAGCGAGTGATGGTAACCACGACGATCTCATGATGAACTTGGTTATGTTTGGGTTCTTCATTACGTCACAGTTGTTCTCTGACATGACAGACCTGAATATCAAACAGATGATGTTTGAACAACAGATGAAAGAAATTGAGGACGCGATTGTCCCATTCGGTTACATTGATAACGGAGACGACGCAATTAACCACATAGAAATGCAGGAAGAGATGAAGGATAAGAATTGGCAGATTCCGTGGGAAGTCGAAACTTATTAAATTATAAATAATGATATTGACAAAAAACACCGTATTATGTAACTTATCATAACTCAACGAATAAAAGGATACGATTATGGCTCTTCTAAGGTCTGAATCCCCAAATGTTGCCATCAAAGAGGTGGATCTGTCAGGTATTGTGCCAGGCGTAACTACTTCAACCGGCGCGATTGTGGGGAATTTTGCATGGGGTCCAGTAAATACACCAATTCTTGTCGGCACTGAAGGCGAGTTAATTGATAATTTTGGTGACCCAACATACTCTGGCGACAGTTCAGCAATTGAGTTCCTTTCTGCAAATCAGTTCTTGAAGTATTCTAACAGTCTTTTTGTTGTCCGTGGTGCAACGTCTGCCGCTAAAAACGCAGTCGACTCCGGATCAACAACCGATCTCATTTCGAATCGTGACGACTGGGATGCCTCAAAATCTGGTGCTTCCGGAAACTTCATCGCGAAGTGGGCGGGAACCGCAGGAAACTCACTAAAGATTTCTGTATGTGGATCTAAGGATTCTGCATGGGACAACTGGGACTACCAGTCTAGTTTCGATGCAAAACCCGGCACATCTTCATACGTTTCTTCACGATCTGCTGACTCAGCTCTCGCACTTGACGAAGTACACGTCGCTGTCATTGACGAAGACGGAATCTTCTCAGGTACACCTAACACAGTTCTCGAAACATTCGCAAACGTCTCATTGGCGACAGATGCGAAGTCGACAGATGGAACAAACAACTACCTTCTAGACGTTCTTTCAGATCGTTCAGAATACGTTTGGGGTGCAAATCACCCAAATGTATATGGTAGTGCAGCAACTGCTACATCATTCACTAATAGTTCAAATGGTGCAGATCAAACCGATGCAGCGAAAGAGAACTCTTTTGCAAATGGTGCGAACTCTGGATCACTTGGTACTGGTGAATATGAAACTGCATTCAACGAATTTGAAGATGAAAACACAATTCAGGTCGATATGTTAATCGCGCCTGGCGTATCAAATGCGACAAGTCAAAAGACTATTGTTAATGACTTGGTAGCTATTGCAACTGCACGTAAGGATTGTGTTGTTGTTACTTCACCAAACCGTTCTGCGGTAGTGAACGTTAACGACCCAGCAACTGTCAACTCTCGCATCACAACTAATGTTGCTGACTTCACATCTTCATCTTACTTGGTTGTTGATAACAACTATCTGAAGGTTTACGACAAGTACAATGACAAGTATGAATTTATTCCTGCTGCGTCATCTACTGCGGGTCTCATGGCTGCAACCGACGATATTGCAGCACCTTGGTTCTCACCTGCGGGAACACGTCGAGGTAACTACCTTGGTGTAACTTCTCTCGCATACAATGCAACCAAGTCACAACGTGACACTCTATATAAAGCAGGCGTAAACCCAATCGCGAACTTGCCGGGACAAGGTATTGTACTCTTCGGAGACAAGACTTTCCTACGCAGACCATCTGCATTCGATCGAATTAACGTTCGTCGTTTGTTCTTGGTTATCGAGAGAGCAATTAAAGGAGCTGCACAGAATGTGTTGTTCGAATTCAACGATGAGTTTACTCGTGCGGAATTTGTCAACATCGTAGAACCTTTCCTTCGTGAAGTTCAAGGTCGTCGTGGTATTACCGACTTCCGTGTTGTGTGTGACGAAACAAACAACACCGGTAACGTCATTGACACAAACTCATTTGTAGCGTCTATCTTCATTAAGCCTGCACGTTCAATCAACTACGTAACGTTAAACTTCGTAGCGGTTCGAACTGGTGTAGACTTTGAAGAAGTGACTGGCGCAGTATAAGGAGATAAGAAATGGCAATTCTAGGCGTAGACGATTTTAAGTCTAAACTACGTGGTGGTGGCGCGAGAGCCAATCTGTTCCGTTGCACAATTAACTTCCCAGCATATGCGGGTGGTGATGCGGAACTGACATCTTTCCTCTGCAAGACTGCCCAGTTACCACAATCACAGGTAGGAAACTTTGTAGTTAACTTCCGTGGTCGTGAACTCAAGATGGCTTCAGAGAGAACGTTTGAACCTTGGACAGTATCAATCCTGAACGACACAGATTTTGCAATCCGTGATGCGATGGAGCGTTGGTCAAATGGTATCAATGGTCACTCATCAAACACTGGTTTGGTGAACCCTGTTGATTATCAAACGGACCTCTTTGTTGAACAACTTGATCGCGACGAATCTGTGATCAAACGTGTTGACATTCGAGGCGCGTTCCCAGAAACTGTGGGACCAATTGCGTTGAGTTATGACACTCGTGGTGAAATTGAGACGTTTGATGTAACGTTTGCATACCAGTATTGGGAATCAAACACTACTACTTAAAAGTCTCTAAATATAGGGGAGACTCCGGTCTCCCTTTTATTTTATTTTAGGAACGAATATGGCAGAAGAAAACGGAAGCGTATTAAAGTTATTTGGGTTTGAAATCAAGAGATCGGGTACTAAACCAACCGGTACTCAGAAACTTCAATCTCCGGTAGCGCCTACTGATCCAGACGGTGCAGGTTATGTAACCAGCGCTGCGGGTTACTATGGTCAATACATCAATATGGATGGGGATCAAGCAAAAGATAACCAACAGTTGATAATGCGTTATCGTGGTGTTTCACAACACCCTGAAGTCGATATGGCAATCGAAGAGATCGTAAACGAAGCGATCACTTCTTCTGAATTAGAATCATCTGTGCAGATCTCTCTTGATGAGATCGACGCAAATGATAAAATCAAAGACACGATTCGACAAGAATTCGAGCGCATCGTTTCTATGTTGAAGTTTAATGATATCGGTCACGAAATATTTCGTGGTTGGTATGTAGATGGACGTTGTGTTCATCACCTTCTTGTAAACGAATCAAATCTGAAAGCAGGTATCCAAGAAATCAGACACATTGACGCTGCACGGATTCGTAAAGTCAAAGAAGTAAAATACAAAAAAGATCCGAAGACTAACGTAAAGATTGTCGACAAGGTAGAGGAATTCTACATCTACGATGAGAAACCCGGCCAGTCCAACTCTTCGGTCAAGATTTCTACAGATGCGATTAGTTATGTCACATCTGGTGTACTTGATGAGGGTAGGAGAAAGATCCTATCACATCTACACAAAGCACTAAAACCCATCAACCAGTTGCGTATGATGGAAGACAGTCTTGTAATTTATCGTCTTGCACGAGCACCCGAACGTCGTATATTCTACATCGACGTAGGTAACATGCCACGTGGTAAGGCAAACGAATACATGAAAGACATCATGTCCAAGTATCGAAACAAACTTGTATATGATGCGTCTACTGGTCAGATTAAAGATGACCGTAAACACATGTCCATGTTGGAAGACTTCTGGCTACCTCGTAAAGAAGGTGGTCGAGGTACTGAAATCTCAACACTGCCAGGCGGCGACAATCTGGGACAGATCGATGATATCATTTATTTTCAAAAGAGATTGTATCGATCACTTAATGTCCCAGTAAACCGTTTGGAGCAAGAGGCGCAGTTTTCTTTGGGTCGGTCTACTGAGATCTCTCGTGACGAAGTTAAGTTTCAAAAGTTTATTGACAAACTGCGTCGTCGATTCGCGACCATGTTCTTGGGTATTCTACGCAAGCAATTAATCTTGAAAGGTATCATCACAGAACAGGATTGGGAAGAATGGAAGGACGACATATATATTGACTATGTCAAAGACAACCACTTTACTGAACTCAAGGAGATGGAAATCCTACGAGAACGAGCGGGTCTCATGAACGAGATGTCTGGTTTTGTGGGTGAGTTCATATCGAAAGAGTGGATGATGAGAAATATTATGCGGTTCTCAGATGATGACATAGAAAGTATTGAGAAAGAAATTAACGGTGAGGTTTCTAGTGGTGAGGTCGAAGATCCAAAACCAAATCAAGGTAAAGAACCACGACCCAAACCTGAACCAGAACAAGACGATGAACAACAACCTGAAGGAGATAAATGATGTTACCAGACGATGATGTAGTAGTAGGCGAAGTTGAAACCGATGACGTTGCGGATGCCGCACCAGAGTCACCGAATCCTATCCAAGACTTTCTGAATTCAGTAGAGGGTCAGGACTTTGTCAGTGCAGAGAAACAGTTTAACGACATGGTCGGTGATCGTTTACAGAACGCACTAGACCAAGCAAAGGTTAAGATCGCGTCCAGTCTATATGACGACGATGCGGGGGTAGAAGTTGGACCAGCAGACGATGGTATTGAACATAAGTTGGATATTGGTGACGAAGTTACCGTCGACGAATTGGATGCATTCGAAGATGAATTCGATGCAGAAGATGAGAATGTTGCGCCTGTTTAAAAACATTTTTTTATAAATAAAACTACGGCGGAAGAAAGGTTTCATATGAAAAAGTTCCAACAAATTCGCGAAAAACGGGGTAAGATGCCGCCGGGCGACCACGTTTTTGATAAGAAAGTAAACCGTCACCAAGTGATGGTACATAAGAACAAAGGAAAGTTTGACGTGTACATTGACGGCGACAAACTGGATACCTTTAAATCACAAAAGGAAGCGGAAAAAGCGGGTATCACATTCGCAAAGGAATTTTAAATGAAACTGATTTCAGAATATAACACACACGATGTTCAGTGCATCGTAGAGAAACAAGAAAACGGTGACAAGAACTATGTCATCGAAGGTGTGTTTGCACAAGCAGAACAAAAGAATCGTAACGGACGTATCTATCCAAAGAACATTATGGAGAAGGCGGTCAAACGTTACGTAGACGAACAGGTTAGCCAAAAACGTGCGGTCGGTGAGTTGAATCACCCAGAAGGACCGACAGTTAACCTTGATAAAGTTTCACATCTCATCACAGACCTCAAATTTGAGGGAAATGATGTTATGGGAAAGGCACAAATATTGGATACTCCTATGGGTAAGATTGTTAAAGGTCTTCTAGAAGGTGGTGTTCAACTAGGTGTGTCAACTCGTGGTATGGGTAGTCTTGAGCAGCGAAACGGTACAATGTATGTACGTGACGATTTCATCCTCAATACAGTCGATATTGTACAAGATCCTTCTGCGCCTGGCGCGTTTGTAAACGGTGTCATGGAAGGTGTAGAATGGGTTTGGAACAATGGTATTATTGAGGCTCAAGTCATTGAAGAAATGGAGACAGAAATTAAAACCGCTCCGAAGAAGCATCTCTATGAGACGCAGATTCGTGAGTACAAGAATTTCCTCTCGTTGTTAAAAACAAACTTTAAGGAGTAATACTATGGACCAACAGGACCAAAATGTAGAGCTTCCAGAAATTGAGGAAGCTAGTGCTCAGAAAATGCCGGTAGGAGATGAAGAGCAGTCTGTTGCTTCGGTTGACAAGGCGAGCGATGCCACAGGCACCGCACCAAAGCGTCGTGGAGACCAAGCGAACAAGGACGAACCAAATGGTGCGCCCAAGTCAAAAGCAGGCATGATCAACGCAATGGTCAAGAGAATGGGCGGTATGTCCATGAAAGATCTCAAGGCTATGTATGCAATGGAAGGTACTGAAGTAGAGATGGACGAAGATGCAGTAGAACTGCCTGAGTTCAACTATACAGACGAACTGGATGCACTCGTTGAATCAGAAGCAACTTTGTCAGATGAGTTTAAAGCGAAAACTGCCGTAATTTTTGAGACTGCAATTAAGTCTAAGTTATCTGAGGAAATCAGTCGCTTAGAAGATGAGTATCAATCACGTCTCGAAGAGGAACTGAACGACACTCGTTCTGACCTCGTAGAGAAGATCGATTCATACCTGAACTATGTAGTTGAAAATTGGATGGAAGAGAACAAGCTCGCTGTTGAGCAGGGTCTCCGTACAGAAATTGCAGAAGGTTTCATGAACAATCTGCGTGATCTGTTCGAAGAGTCTTATGTGACTGTTCCAGAATCCAAGGTCGACTTAGTTGACGAACTCGCAGACGCAGTTGAAGAACTCGAAGAGTCACTCAACTCACGCACTGCGGAAGTTCTCGAAATGTCTGAGCAAATCGAATCATTCCAACGCGAAGCGGTTATCCGCGAAGCGTCACGTGATCTCGCTGACACTCAGGTAGAAAAACTCGCTTCATTAGTACAGGGTCTAGATTTTGAAGACCAAGATGCATTCGCAGAGAAAGTTAAGACTGTGAAAGAATCTTACTTCAAGACAGAAGTTCCCTCAGTTACTGAAGAAGTAAACGAAGACTGGAGTGCTGACCAGACCGTTGCAACAAGTGGCGCGATGGACATGTACCTCAACGCAATCAAAAAAACTAATAAGTAAGGAGTATACTAATGCAAGTATCTTACGATCAATTAGTTGAGAAGTGGTCTCCCATTCTCAACGAAGAGACTGCGGGTGAGATCAAGGATTCTCACCGTCGTGCAGTAACTGCGGCGGTTCTTGAAAACCAAGAAATCGCTTTCCGTGAAGACGCAAACATGCGTGGACTTACAGAGACTGCGGCTAACGCTGCTGCAGACGGTACAGTTTCAGGTGGCGGTGCTGCTGACAACTGGAACCCCGTTCTGATCGCTCTTGTACGTCGTGCAATGCCTAACTTGATGGCATACGATGTATGTGGTGTTCAACCAATGACTGGTCCTACTGGTCTTATCTTCGCAATGAAGTCAGTATATAAGACTTCAAAAGCTGGTGTTGCTGTTGGTGACGAAGCACTGTTCAACGAAGCTGCTGTAGGTTTCTCAGGTGACTCTGCAACAACTGGTAACGGTTCTGCTGGTCCTTCAGGTTTGTCTGGTGTTTCTGACACTGACAATGACAGCACTCTTGTTGACTCTGGTGCGGACTATGTTCCATACAAGGGTGACGCATACACTACTGCGGAAGCTGAAGCACTTGGTAACACAGGTGAGTCATTCGCAGAGATGGGTTTCACTATCGAGAAGGCAACTGTAACTGCTAAGTCACGTGCACTGAAGGCAGAGTACACTCTTGAACTCGCACAAGACCTGAAGGCAATCCACGGTCTTGACGCAGAGACAGAGTTGGCAAACATCCTGTCTACAGAAATCCTCGCAGAAATCAACCGCGAAGTAATTCGTACAATCAACGCTCAGGCGAAGATCGGTTGTCGTCAAGCGAACGTCACTACGAAGGGTATCTTTGACCTTTCTTCAGATGCTGACGGTCGTTGGTCTGTAGAGAAGTTCAAGGGTCTGCTTGTTCAGATCGAACGTGAAGCAAACGTAATCGCGAAAGAAACTCGACGTGGTAAGGGTAACGTAGTCATCTGTTCTTCAGATGTTGCTACTGCTCTTGTTGCTGCTGGTATGCTTGATTACACTCCATCATTGTCAACTAACCTTCAGGTTGATGACACTGGTAACACATTCGCTGGTGTATTGAACGGTCGTACACGTGTGTACATCGATCCATACGCATCCGCTGACTACGTAACTGTAGGTTATAAGGGTACTAACCCATATGACTCAGGTGTGTTCTACTGCCCATACGTACCTCTGCAAATGGTACGTGCGGTTGGTGAGGACGACTTCCAACCACGTATCGGGTTCAAGACTCGTTACGGCATGGTATCAAACCCATACGTTGGTTCTACACCTTCAGACGGTCTTGCGACTGATCGTACTAACCAGTACTATCGTATCTTCCGTGTGGACAACATCCTCACATAAGAAAGATAATAAAGCGGTACGAATTGGGAGTCTTCGGACTCCCTTTTTTTTGTCAACTAATTTTTGATATCTTCAATTCTTTGACAATTCCTTGTCGGAACTCATTCCAATCCGATTCCCATATAACATTGAAGTTGAATCCTTCTGAGATAATTGATTCTGCTCTTTTT